TTCAATACTACTATAGTGGATGGAGCGCAACATTGGTTAGTAGCAGACAATATAGGTGATGCTATGGCTATCAGTTTTGACCCTACTAAAAATCTGCCTGCTAGCGGCAATGGTGGTGCAATAGTCACTAACGATAGATTCCTATATGAATTTGCATACAGTTATCGTAGCAATGGTAAGGATGAATTCAGTGTTCCTGGTACTAATAGTCGCATGAGCGAACAAGAATGTGCGCAGATATTAGTAAGAACAAAATATATCGATAATTGGCAATGGAGAAGAAAAGAGATTCGTTATTATTATTTGAATGAATTCAAGAATCTTCCTATTTCCTGTCTAAGCAGAGATCACATGATACATGCTGATCAGAAGTTTGTCATTTATACTGACAAGCGGGATGAGTTGATGAAGTATCTATTAGACAACGGCATCGAAGTAAAGATTCATTATTCTAAGGCATTGAGCGAGTACCCAGTGGCTAAAGGTCTAGTTAAACCCGACATGTTATCGACAAGCGTGATGCTATGTAGAGGTTTGTTGAGTTTACCTATATATCCTGAATTAACTGACGGCGAAGTAGAATATATCGCTAAACAGGTAAAACAGTTCTTTACTCTTTGTTGAGTTCGTCACTGATCTTTTTCTGTTCAGTATACCATAGTTGCCAACCTTCTACTAGTTTCGCACAACTGTGGTGTTTAGTATAATTCTTGGTGACCGTCTTTAAGAATTCGCTGAAGACTATGCTTGGCTTATCTATAGTCTCAAGAGTCTCGCATTTCTCCATGAGTACTGCCGGAGCGTCAGGAAACTTTTGCTTTACAGGAACTGTAGTAGAACAGCCTGCTAGGATAAGCACAAAGGGAACGCAAAATAGTAGTAGTTTTTTCGTCATTTGCCACCCTCACTAGGTGCTTCATTTTTAGCAGCCATATTATGTGCTTTGATAGCGATCTCAGGCACAGTGCAAGTATTATCGTATACTTTCACTTCTCTATCTATATATTCGATTACTTTATCGCCCTTGACCTTGACTATTTGCTTTTGTGTGATTACTTTTTCAACTATCTCTGTGTTGACTATAGCCGATTTGGTCTCAGCCTGAGCGACTTTTGCTTCCATCTCTTTTACACGTAGTTCCCATTTAGCCTTTTCTGCTAGGCCTCCTTCGAGGTATACGCCTAGACTTAATAGTAGCAGACTTATGATCTGTATGGGTAGTTTATATTTGCTTATGAGGGGTATAAATCCTAATACGAACCCCGCTATAGTACCCACGACTCCCGCTAGAAATATGAGATGGACTATAAATTCTGGTAACCAGTTGATTATCCACATAACATTATTTATCATGACCAATTGACTAAATACATGTAGGAGTCCAAACTATGGCTATTCAACTTGTAAACACAGGCGCATTACCCAACGATGGTGAAGGTGATCCGTTACGCACGGCGTTCCAGAAGATCAATAATAACTTCATCTTCATGCAACAGGCTAGCACTAATATCACTAGTGCAGTAACGATAGGCGATGCCCCTGATCAGGTTATTTTCGAATACCCAGCAGATGAATTTACGCAGGCTTTGATACAAGTGCAGACATACCGCGAAGATAACAATGACAGTCAAAACGCATTGATAGGTGCTTCTATACATAATGATGGAACGAACGTATCATTCACTACATATGGTATAACAAACGTAGGTAATTGGTTGACACAATATGACATGGATGTAACAGGTGGGAATGTAAGATTGCTTGTATCACCTTTACAAGATGTTACTATGAATCATTTCATAGCGTATCAAGTCACTTATGCCGGAGACTTGGGTTTAGGCGTACCTATGATATCAGAAGCAGGTGCAGGTTTAGTGACTGAAACCGGTAATGTGTTCGTAACCACAGAAGGTTAATATGCGCGCCAAAGAATTTCTAACTGAACAACAATTAAGCGATGTCCACGATGGATTAGATGTCGCATTCATGTCACTACCATATACATATATGATACCTGAGATAAGCAACAGCAACTTCTATGATCTATACCGTTTTGGAGTAGCAATGGCAGCAGTTCGAGGTGAGATGGGTGCCGAAGATCAGGTGCAGGATAAAGATAGACCTAAGTTTCGTCCTGAAAGCAAATGGGGTAAGCACCCCACAGTAAGTAGTTTTGATCCTAATGTAGGTAAGGTTATAGATAAAGCATTATCTAAAGTAAATAAACACGGTAAAGTATCAGTCAGTAGTTCCGGTAGTGAAGAGATGACAGATACATCTACGGTAAGTCCTATCAAAGCATTCAAGGGTTATAAGTAAAGTTATGAGAGCAATAGAATTCATTAGTGAGCAAATAAACAAACCCACTAAACGCCAACAATATTCTAGTATAGGTATGAATACTTTTACTAATACAAACTATGATAGAACCTATGATTTGAATAGAGTGATGATGGCAGTTGCATCTACGGATGGTAAAAATAAACCTAACTTAGAAGGTGAAAGTTGGGCAGCAAAACAAAATACCGCCCACCCTTATACCGAAATAGAACAAAATATGCTAGAATTAGCATTTGATGCGGCAGGTATACCTTATCAGGATTTAAATGCCGGCGACTTGAAAAGTCGTGAGTTGCCCGATACTAATATACAAAGTCCCATAAAGCCCTTCGAAGGATTTAAATAAAAAAATAATCTACTACTATTTCCTGAATAAGTATTGTTACAAACATAGGGAAATTTATGAAGGACTTAATCGATATCAATCAAACTCTTGATCTTGTAAAACTAAAGTTATATAACGAGTGGTTATATACTGCCCATATCTATGACGAGGGTGATAGCAATATGCACCAGGGCTTGACTACTAAGGTAGTTGAAAAATACATAGACCCCCTCAACTTACCGAAAGATGCAGCTATTTTAGATGTTGGTTGCGGTCCAGGATATTTCCTAGATGAGATGAAGAAGCGCGAATATACTAATCTTACCGGTATAACTCTCAGCCCAGGTGACATCAAAATCTGTCAGGACAAAGGCCATAACATCAAGAAATATGATATCAGTTTCTTTCCACAGAAAGACGGCTACTACGATGAAAGTGTAGATTTCATTTTCTTGCGTCAAGCACTTGAACATAGCCCATACCCTATCTTTAGCATCATGGAATATAACCGTGTATTGAAGCAGGGTTCACACATTTACATCGAAGTGCCTGCTCCGGACTGTGATCGCAAGCATGAATTCAATGCTAATCATTATAGCATTCTAGGCGAGACACAATTACTTGCATTGTTACAACGTTGCGGTTTCGCAATTAAAGAATTCCAGGCTATTGAATTTGGTATCGGTATCCCTAACATGCTTAATGAAGACGGTACATTGAAGGAATTCAAAGAGAAATATTATTGTATAGTAGCCGTCAAAGATCGTCCCTTAGATATAAAATAAAGGTCTGACTAAACCCCTTAAACTTAGATAAATAACTAGATAAGCATAATGTCTTTGTGAGAGAACGAATATGAAATCTAGTGAAATTATCGGAGCCTTAAGGGATTTAGTTGCTAATATAGCAAAAGATGATGAGGCTACGGCTGTCAACGTCTACCCTACTGAAAAAAGATTTGCCCCAGTCAACGTGGCAAAAACCCCAGAAGAATTATCTAATAGTAGTGATGAACCACCATTAGATACTATGGTTCCTCCATTACAGCAAAAGATGGAGTTGCTTAAAAGAGCAGTTGACATCGACAATATTTTCGACGGCACAAGCGTAGATAAGACTACGAATGGTCAAGAAGATTACAAACAAGAAATTCAATCAATCACCAAGAACGCAGGTATCAAGCCTCCAATAGCAACTATAATGGCGTTGACCGACGAAGAACCATTAGATGATTAAGGGATAAGTCAATGAGTGGCAACATCCCAAATGACCCAGTAGCGATACAAAAATTATTCACTAGTCGTGATAACTATGCTGATGCCAACACCTATGTTGGTCAAGAACAAAGATTATGGTATAATCCTGAAACAAATTGCTTTTATGTAAGCGATGGTGTAACACCAGGTGGTATACCAGTAGGCAATTGCGGTGGTGGCGGTGGCGGAGCTACTGGCGCAACTGGTCCAACTGGTGCTACTGGTCCTTCAGGTGGCCCAACAGGTGCAACAGGACCCACAGGCGCTACAGGCCCAGCAGGTAGTCCTGGCGGTGCTACAGGTGCTACTGGTGAGACTGGCGCTACAGGTCTACCAGGTAGTCCAGGTGGTGCCACTGGTGCTACAGGTCTTACTGGTAGTATTGGCGCGACAGGTGCTACAGGTAGCGGTGCGACTGGTGCCACTGGCGCAACAGGCGTTCAGGGTGCTACAGGGGCAACTGGTAGTGGTGCGACAGGTGCTACTGGTATAGCAGGTCCTACAGGTGCTACCGGTCTTACTGGTGCCACTGGCCCAGCCGGATTAGGCACAGTGAATACTACTCTCGTCACTACTTCAACTTATACTGTTCAACCTAGTGATTATTATATAGGCGTCAACTACAATGGCAATGTGACAATCACTGTTCCAACTGCTACAGATGGCAGAATGATTATTATCAAAGATGAAAGTGGTAACTGCTCAAATAATCCAATACTTGCTTTAGGAACAATAGATAATGATATCAATGGTTTCAATCTACAAATAAATAACGGAGCGATAGCCATGATTTATCGTTCTGGCTGGAGAATCGTATAATGACTTACCTTTTCAACGCAAACACTAATGCGAATGTTGTAGACAGTATTGTCCTTACAGCAAATATTCAAAATAATAGCACTGTAGTATCTACAGCTAACCCATTTCCCGTTACAGGTAATATAGTTGTTACTGGTGGCAATATTGCTGGCATCACATCAAATGTTACAGTAGTAGATGGCGGCGGCAGTTTGACGATTGATGGCAATGTCGGCATAACAGGTAATGTTGATATCGGTACTATGCCTAATGTCAATGCTGTTGTATCAGGTAATGTTGGTGTAACTAGTTTAGGTAATGTTGATCTAACAGGTAATACTCTACCAGTAAGTGGTAACATCAACGCAAATATAACAGGCGGCAATGTCACAGTATCAGGTAATGTTGGTGTAACTAGTTTAGGTAATGTTGATCTAACAGGTAATACATTACCAGTAAGTGGTAATGTCACAGTGTTTCAAGGCACTGATCCTTGGGTAGTGTCTGGTAATGTAGGAATTACTGGCAACGCAAATGTTGTATTGGCAGAAGATGCTAGCGTAATCATATCAGGATTTAGCGGTCCTGTATCAGACGCATTTGGACGATTGAGAGTAAGTAACCCCTATACACTATTTGAAACACAAGCACGATATTTTGATCATGGTCAGTTCGCAAGCAACATAGCAGGTGTAGCCAATGTTGTTTATGTATCAAACCAAAGCAGTTATCAACTCAATGTAGGTAGTGCTGAAGGTGATAGCGTATTGCGTGAGACATTGAAGCCATTCCCCTATCAGCCAGGTAAGAGCCAACTCACACTCAACACATTCTGTATGAACACGCCAAAGACGAACTTGCGTCAGCGTGTGGGATTGTTTGACGCCAATGACGGTGTATTTTTTGAGAATGATGGCACATACAACTATTTTGTTATTCGTTCAGCATCAACAGGTGTTGAAGAACGTGTAAGACAAGATGCTTGGAATGTTGACCAACTCAACGGCACTGGTCCTGTGACTAACCCATCAGGTTATACATTATATCCAGATAGAACACAGATCATGTTTGCTGATGTTGAGTGGTTGGGTGTAGGTAGTGTGCGTGTAGGCTTTGTGATCAACGGTGGTTATGTGATTTGTCACATCTTCAATCACGCTAACCAAGTTGGCAACACAAAAGTTTATATGACTACAGCCAGTTTGCCAGTCAGATATGAAATCACCAATACTGGAGCAACTACTGGCAATAGCATGATGACACAGATTTGTAGCACAGTTGTCAGCGAAGGTGGCTTTCAATTATCAGGTTCAGGTAATCCAAGAGCAGCCTCACACTTGATAGGTAGTCCTGTAAGATTGCCCAACGATCAAACTTTCTTACCTATTCTATCTATTAGATTGAAAAGCACTAATCTAAATGCTGTGGTTATACCTATAAACTATTCAATAATCCCTGTAGCACAAAGTTTGTTTCAATACCGTATATACAAGAAAGCAATCACAAGTGGCGGAACATGGGTCAGTTCAGCAGCAGATAGTTCAGTAGAATATAATCTAGCACCTACGGCACTAGTCAGTGGCGATATCGCAGAACAGACATTCTTGAATAGCACTAATCAAAGCACTGGTGCCCCAACACAAGAAGCATTTACTTTTGAATATCAACTTGAAAGAAATCCATTCACTGGTGTTGCTTTTGAGTATGTGATTACTATGGCAACAACTGGCACTAACCAAGATATCTACGCAAGTATTGAGTGGCAGGAAATCACATAAAATCTCATAAATAGTCGTATAGTATCGGAGTTATAATATGCGACTATTATTCGTACCACTCATAACACTAATAATAACCGGGTGCGATGGTCATTACCGTTATCCATGCCAAGACCCTGCTAACTGGGGTAAACTTGAGTGTAGTAACGAAGTATGTAAGGCTGAAGGAACTTGTACCAGTGATGTATTGGGCCGTAGTATGGAACAATCATCAAGTATTGAACCATCAACAGAAACTTCAGAAGAAACTACTGAGCCATGCTCACCCGCAATAAGTAGTGATGAAGGCAATGTAGAAACAGAAACAACAGAAGAAGTTCCTACAGCAAAATTACATATGAAGAAGCCAAGCAAACTTGATATCGTCATGGATCCAGAAGGTGATGAATATGAGGCTCCAGTTAGAACTCCAGCAAGTATTGAAGAAGAAGTTTTGACGATGAATACAGTAGTTGATACAGCAGCACACAACGCTGCTATAAAGTAAGAGGTTTATATGGGACAGAGATATACAGAAGCAGAACTAAATGCTAGAATGCGATTTTCAATCGGCATATTACTTGCCGTTTGTTTAGTCGGTATTGTGTTCGTAGTTCTATACTCATTGATTTTTGTGACACAACCAATCGGTCAGCAAAGTCCTAACGATGCTGAATTCTTCAAGTTGATCACACCAATCGCAACATTTCTTACAGGCATATTGTCAGGCATCATGCTAGGCAAGACTGATAACAGAGATGAAAAGAAAGATGGTCCAGAGCAGCCAGAACTTGGCCCAGCAAAAGAACCATTAGAACTAATGGATGAAGCAGACGATCACATAGCATGAGCCTAAAAAGTTTACAAACTAAAATAGGTATAGCAGCCGATGGTGCTTGGGGTCCAGGCACATTCAAAGCAGCAATGGCATATTATAAATTGTCACCTGCTAGAGCAGCACATTTCTTTGCTCAAACAGCACATGAGACAGGTGGATATAAGGCATTCACTGAAAATCTAAACTACAATGCTGCTGGATTGATAGGAATATTCAAAAAGT